GCCAGCGAACGAACGACGACCAAGCGCAGGGTGCTGGACGCCAAGTTCACCGAACCGCCAGTCTCATTTTGGAAACGAATACTGACAGTATTGGCTGCACTAACGTAGGCAGTCACAATAAGACCCGCCACGTCAACTGCCAGCGAAGCTGATAGCACCATATCGCCCAGCGCAACGCCGGGGATAGTGACGGTATCAGTGTCGCCAGCGCCGTCTGCCAGATCATCAGCGTCCAGCGTTGCGCGTACTAGCCAAGTGTTGGAATACAGACCGCGAAACTGGTCATTGCCAGCGCGGACTGTCACGGAAGTTGCATTTGCCATGATGTTCTCCTAATTAAGTTGGAAACCCCCGGCCCAAAGGCCGGGGTGCTCAATTAGGCCGGGACAGCCAGAGCAAAAGCCGAGGACGAGGTAGCTGCGCCCACACTTGCAGCAGTACGCATGGCCTTCACGCCGTAGATCATGTCTGCGGTGTAGAGAGTAGCCAGGTATTCCTGCTTGTACTGAGTCTGCGAGCGAACACCCATCTGCTCAACCAGCACCATTGCGTCGCGGTGGCCCATCAGGCAGATACGGTCAGCGCCCGAGTTACCCGCGCCGAAGTCGGCGTTGGAGGTAACAAACACGGGGATGCCATACAGGTTGCCGATTTCACCGTTACGGATGGCATTGCCATCACCCACGAAGGCTTGCTCGGTGTAGCGAGCCAGGCCCATCAGGGTGTTGCGCGACGACGGAGGGATGATGAAGAAACGACCGTCCATCGGGGTGTCGTTGTCATCCAGACGCTGGATCGTGCGGCGGATAGCAGCATCCGTCAGCGCGGCAGCGTTCGAGGTTGTGCTGTTGTAGGCAGTGGTGCCGTCCGAGCCGATGAAGGCTTTGGTCGAGCTGTTGCTGGTTGCGTAGTCGTTGGTGCCGATGGTGGCGCCGTTGAACGCGCGGCCCAGTTGGATCAGGTCGGAATCAACCTGCTTGGCCAGAGCGTAACCAGCATCATCGGTGTAGAACTGACGCAGTGAGTTCAGCGCCTGAGTCTCGACGATGTCTTCGATCAAACGGCTGTACTCGTAGTGCTTATCGATGGAGATTTGCACTTCGTTTTCAGTTGCAGCGATCAGCGTAACCGCGTTCGTTGCGCCTTTTGCCGAGGCAGCGCCGCGGGTTGGGGACGGAACGTGGACGGTGTCGCCTTTCTTGCCACGGAAGTTCATCTTCATGACCAGATTGGCCAGAACGAGGTTCTTCTTATAGGCAGCAACAATTTCATCACTCCAAATCTCTGGGATGAAGGTTGCTGCTGTGGTGGTAGTAACGCTATTTGCTGGGCTAAATGCGGTTGCCATGTTTAACTCCTAAAGTCAAAAGTAAATTATTTGACCCGTCCCTCTTGATACGCCGCCATAATTTCTTCAGACAGTGCATTGTAGCGAGCCGGATCGGTCATTTTTAGCCGAATCAGGTCTGCCCTACGATAGACACGCTTTGAAGTCTCTCCTGTTCCACCTGTATCAACTTGTGCGGATTTCATCTGCTGCTGGCGCTTTTCCTTTTGTTCGGTCTGCGCCTGCTGCGTCTTAAAACCCCTTAAAGCCTTATAGGTAGACAGCAATTCATTGCCCGAATCGAAATCGAACTGACCATCCGCTTTGGCATACAGCTCCAAGCGTATGGGAGACGACTTAACCCACGTATGGAAATCAGGGTCCGACGCTATTTGCATATAGTCGGGGTGTTCCTGAGCCAGTTTTTGCTGCGTTTGGAGTCGTTTTAACTCCATCGCTGCTTGTCTGGCGGCTAGTACGTCTGGGTGTTGCGATACGGTTTGCTGAATTGCCTTCTGAGGGTCTTCATAGAAGTCCACTTCAGGCTCTTTTTGCTCAACAGGCTGTGATTTGGCGTTGAGATTTTGCTTAATAAGCTCATCAGCCAGTTTCCGCACTTCCCCGACTTCCTGCGCCTGTCGGCCGATCACTTTTTCGGCTTCTTGGTGCATTTTTATGATGTCTTCGACCGACTTACCTCTGTATCGATCTGGGACTTCAGGCACGACGTTTTTTGTCGTGTCTTGGAGTTCAGGTAGTTTCGCTTCTTCTGCTTCGAGCTCGCTAGGCGTCTCCGGTTCTCTATCAATCAGCATGTCAATTTTCCTTTTCCTGCCATCTTTTGGTTCCCAGGATTAAACATGAACAGGGCATTTCTGCTTATCTGTTCGCCTTCTGCTCCGATTTTAGCTTGTCGCGGTGCTTTTTATCAAATTGATGAAAAGCCGTCGGGAAATGCCCCGACCACCCCTCCAACCTAAACGGCGTTGCAGATATTACGCGGCTGGCTAACTTGCCGCAATTGCAACTAACGGTTTTGTCCTCATAAGACGTAAACCGCTCGATGCGCTGTCCGCTTTCGCAGACAAATTCATACATTCTTTTCATCTTGTAAGTCTTCGTAAGCTTGCTCGCTGACCTGCTTGAGCGTCTTGAGCCAGGTTAGTATCGATAACTCACCCTTCTTAAATTGTAAATCTTTTTCCCCGTCAATAACAGAAATGTTGTTAAGC